CTTCATTGATGAGATTCTCTAGTTGACGATCCCATGCTTCAAATGCATATTCATCAATCTTGCTATCATAGTTTGAGTTATCTGTAAATGTTTTACCACCCACCTTAAAATGACCGCCCTTTGGTGTCTTAGCAAGCGCAGCAGTAAAGGCATTACCTTCTTCCATGTCATCTTTAAATGCAGGATTAGCCATTGAATTCAATTTGTTACGGTTCATTAGTGGTAGCGAATCTTCTTCGTCAAGGTAGTCATAATGGCCTGATTCAAGATCCTGGATCACATTCCTTACCCAGATGCTGACATCACTTGAACCAATCTCGTCTAGGTCAATGCTATCATAGAACCTGGCTTGATCTTCAATCGCTGCCATGATCTTACCTGGACCAAATTTACCGACAAGATCAACATGCGATCTTAAGATTCTGTGTCTAATTGCATCCATTACTGCATTATATGATCCACGACCTTCATCAAGTGCTTGATCTGCCATACCGTGAACTGTTGCAGGCATGTGAGGAGTGTGAAGTCCTGCGATCGGAGTCATACCGTGACACTCGTCTAAACCTTCTTTGTAGCCTTCATGATATGCTCTGCACTCTTCCATGTCATCGTAATTCTTACCACAGTGTGGATGGCCTTTGAGACCGTGTGCTTTACCCTCTAGGCGGGCGGCCTGAATGCGATTGTTCATATTTTCTTTAACTGCCTTTTTCTGTTTGTCAGAAGCTGCCTTCTTCATTGATTCTTTTTTGTTGCCGTCTTTGTCTAAGTCTAGGAAATCTGGCTTTGCCTTCTTTGCTTCAAGCGTTGTTGCACTGCGGCCGGCGCCCAATCCAGCACCTTTAGTATCCATACCTGATGTTGGGGCGATATCGGCTTCGTCAAGATCGCCATATTTCTTCTTCCACATGATATTGTAAGCAGCATCTTTGGCTTGTCTTGTTCTCATTTGCTTGTGTGCATCACCTGGTTTGGATTTACCAAATGCTCTATCGTGCATGTGACCAAGTTCTTGGGCATTGTACTTGTTGAATTTCTTTTCGGCTTCATCGCCTGTGTGCGCTTCATCTACATCTATTAGATTTCTCTCGGTCTTTCTTACTATATTTTGTCTTTTTATCGCCTTATTGATAAGTTTATTTGCATCTTGCCCAGTTGCAGAACCTACTTTACCTGCCAAATCATTTACGCTTTTTCTAGCTTTATCAGCATAATCCCATTTAGCTTCTGGACTTAATTCGTCAAGTTGTTCTTCCTCAACACTCTTCTTCCATCCGCTCTTTGCACGGATGGCGAAGTTTAGTTCTTGCTGCTTAGTATACTCAGGTGAACCCTTTTTATGTGGACCAGACTTGTGTAATGCAGACAGTTGCTTTTCTAACTCAGCCTTTGTTTTACCTTTGAACATACCCTTTTTAGCAGGATTTAACTTAACATTTCCTGCAAACTTTTCTTTCATCTGGGTCTGACCAGCAGGGGCTTGACCAGTCGCACCAGCAGCAGCAGGCTGAGATTGTTGCTGTTGTGTTGGTTGTGTTGATTGTGTTCCAGGTGCTTGAACAATCTGAACATCTTTGGGATCAAGATTCTTTAGCATATTCTGAACAGCAGGATCAGGGCTCGTCACGAATCCCATACCAGCCTGCTTATTAGTCGGGTCCATTACTGGGAGTGGCTTCTGTCCAGGAGCGATCCCTTCGTCCAACTGATAGAATAGATCCTTCAGTGTAGTAGGCTTTGTCTGAACCGGAGCAGCAGATTCTTTGAGAACCTTCTTCTTTTGTAGTTCCGGCGCCGATGCTTCTATCTGGCTTAATTTGTCTAAGATATCTTTCATGGGTTATCCTCTCATCGCGCCAGTTTTAGGCTTTGCAGGTCTAGTAATTTTTGTCATAGGACTATCCTCGCCCATCTGTTTATCGTCTAGGTAAGGCTTGAATGGATCAAATGCAGGAGGAGTCTTCTTACCTTCATAAGGAATATTCATCTTTGAATCTTTTGCTTGATCCTTGATACTGTCAAGATAAGAGTTGCCATATGCTTTTGATGCTGCTTTAGCACCGGCTTCCTCTTCCATCTCTTCATGAGTTAATACTGGACTATTCTTCATCTGATTCGCATAACCATCTAGCTCACCATTGATGCTGTCATTGAAGTCAGTACTCACTACTCTAACAAAATCAATTTGGTGACCTAATAGTTGAGCTAGTTGCTGAATCATTGGTTCAGTTGTTGGGTAACGAAACTCTGCCTTGATGATGTGAACAGGTTGATTGGTCAGATTAGGAAACCCGTATGGGTCCTTTTGAATAGGTGTAGAGACCGGCGCAGAAATCTTCACTGGATCAAACTTCTTCAAGTTATGGGCGAAGAGTTCTAGGAAATTCTTATCAACCTCACCGGCGATCTTGATGGTGTAACGATAAACATGCACAGATTCCATTATATATTTCTTTAGACTTCTCATTCAGAATGACCTCTAATATCTTATGAACTATTTATCTTTTTAGTTAAGTATTTTGCAATTCTCATAATGATATCTTTTCATCTGGGGTTCGCCCCCGACTTTACCGCATTGCGGACAGGTGATGATCGGTTTGGGTTTTCCTTTTTTACTGTCGCTTTGTTTTCTTTTAGTGCATTCGGATAATGTTGTTCCCATTTTAGCTTCACCGAGTGCAATCTTATGTGCAGTACTCTTTGGTTTGTTTTTACAGGCATGCTGTTTTAACTCCGAAGTGATTCTCCAACCTTTATAGGATCTGGCTTTACCAAGTATTACTTGACGCAACGCAACTCCTATATTATATTTTTCTCGCAACTGATGTGTAGTGCAATGTTCTATTATACCGGATGAGTGATGGAAGGTATAGAGTAGGGGATCATAACTATGATGTAATTCTCCTGACACTTTGGCAGTAATTTTGGGATCTTTCATCGGATGTGCAGTTCCTTTGAGTTTCCATTCATATCCAGGTTTTTTTGAATAGTGGTTTTCGCCGGATAGTTTTTCTCTATATTCCGGATTCTTCATAGGGTGGTTGTCGCCCCACACTGTGGCGCCACCGTCACCCTCTTCAGGTTTTAGATTAGCCCAAATTTTATTGCCGTTCTCGTCCCGTTCATCTACGATATTCCATAAGTTACTATAATACAGACCCCATTCTTTAAGTTCTTCTGTAGTCTCGCATTCCCTAAGAATTTCAGTAGTTACGTCATATCCGTGTTTCTTAATATGGGGTACCCAATACTCGCCGGATCCTTGATACACATGCGGATCCATTCTAATGGTTTTCCCCAGGTACATTAATCCGGTTTTGTTGTGGGTTTTCTTATACAGATAAATAGTCATGCTGATAGCTCCTTAATAGCATTAGAGTAGTTGGAGATTACCGTCTCGCGAACTACATCTTTATTTATCATTGATCTGTATTATTTTTATTCATCAATATCTTAAGTAACTCATTGCGATCCAATGATTGGCCTTCGCCAATCTGTATTGCCTCTATCTCTTCGCTTTTAGAAGCAAGTTTCATATCGAGTTGTGCTTTTTTTAACTGCATATCAATTCGCTTTAATTTGGCGTTTAGCTTAGCTGTCTTAGCAGTAATCGCATGACCAAGCATAGTACCGGCTGCCGAAAATATTTCGCTTGAAAATCTAGCTTCAACCTGCATACCCAAATCTTGTAAATCTTTGAAGCTGTCTGTAGCTAGTTGTGCTAACTCGTCTAGCTCTTCATCCGCCTTTTCTAAACCGCGAACCTGAGGTAACGCATTCTCGATTTTTTCAAGATTGCTTAAAGCTGTTTCTGTAACTTCTTGTGTTTGTTCAGGCAGAGGTTCAGTTAGGTAATTATTCTCATCGGATGAGGCTAGTTCAAAGAGTTCTTCTAATTTTTTCATACTGTATTTATTCTACAATTATCACCGTGCCACCTATTATGATTACCTATATTAGTTTCAGTACCACAGTGCTTACAGATTGCTCGTTTTTTCAAGTTAGAAACCATTGATGCCACGGATTCCGGATTTTGAGCAAGGTGTGCTTTTCTCTTTGCACTTTGAGCCTGCCGGACGCCCTCATTTGACCAATACGCAGTACTAGTTTCCTTGAGTATGGCACAAGTAGATTCCTTAACAGTGCGGTCCCGGTGCTTCCAGGCTTCTTTCATATTCTCTTTAGTTTTTTCGGTTTTTGGTATTCCTTTTGTTCGGATAGAGTGAGCAAGTTTTTCCTCCTCAGTCCACGGCCTGCGAGTATATGAATTTTTTACTTTGATTATCTTGCGAAACTCATTTCGGGCAAACTCATATTGCCTGGCAGTGAGTTTCTTTCTGTTTGTTTTCGCTCTAGTCATTATCCACAGACCGTGAACCATCTTTTTGTGGGCGATTCCAGTGGTCATTTTGACTAATAGAAGATGACAGATGGTATGTTCTCGGCCGGTAAGATGAACTTTGTTTTCCGGAACCTCAGGATCACCATCTAGCCAGCCGGCGGGGCCTTTGCGAGTCCTATTAATAAAGAAAGATTCAGGGATAATATGATGCTTCTCGGCTCCAGATGGCACTATTTGCCTAGCTCTTGCGTTTTCTATTATTTTATTATACCATTTGGTATATTTGTTGTCTAAATACATTTGCTGATTGCTCCTTGAAAGCGTTAGAGTAGTTGGGAATCCCCATTCCGCGAACTACATCTTTATTTAGCTTTTCCATTGCGAAAGAGCTGGTCTTCCGTGATTACGCGAAAGGTAAATCCTTGGCTCTTGCAGTAAGCATTGCAGGCCGCCCATTTGGCGTGATTTATTGCTACTACCATCCTATCTTTTGCTGATGCAACTTTGCTCTCAATCAGACTTTGTTTCTTTGGTTTAATTTCTACTATTTCTGCTAAGGTTTTACCGTGTTTGTTCTTGTATACTACAAAGAAGTCTGGAATATAATTTGTTGGTTTACCTGTGAAGGGATGCCGATAAGGAATCTTCATTGATTCGCTTGCCCAATGTAATATGTTATCGTTATTGTCAAGAAACACCATCATTGCCAATTCCCAAGAACTGCGATACCGTGGCTGGTGTTTACCTATGTACTTTTGAGGATTTTTTGGAGTGTAAAAACCTTGTGCCCACTTAGCCATAATTACTCTACTTTTTATTTTATATGCTATTTAGTTTCAACTTACAATTATCACCGTGCCATTTAGTAAAATTTCCTTAGTAAATTATACTCCTACAGGATGACATTCCTCTGCACAGCCTGATTGGGATTTGGAATATTGCTAACACCATATAATGAGGCTTTGGACTTGAATGTATTAAGATAATAGCACATGATAGCGTTGAGTTGCAATAAATCAGCAGAATTGCCTTTGATTAACTCTAGCAGTTGCAAAACACTGTAGTTGCCTTCTTGTGCGATTCTAAATAGGATCGCTGCATAGTTAGCAGCAATGATATTGCTACCAGTAACACTGTAGAAATACGAATTTACTGCATCGTATTCAGCACCATTGACATATAGGTTAGTATTATAGAAACTATCAAAAATAGTTATGGTGGTGTCCGAGTTGTTTTCTACATTTGTACTTACAGTACTGACTTGAACGACGGTTGACATGTTAGTATTTATATACTTTCTGAACCGACATTAAAATCGGGCGGGCTTGTTAAATCATCCGCAGCATATTGATTACCTGAGAAGGGAGTAATCAAATCAGTAGGAGGAAGAGTTGTCGATCCAGGATCGGGAACAGGTACTGTAGGTTGTCCTGCCGGAGTAGAAGCAGAATAATCAATTGTAGGAGAACTGTTGGGGAGAAGTGCGATGTCGCCCGGCGGAGGACCCGATACGACTACATCCTGTGTTATTGGCGGCGGAACAGATATTACATCTATCGTAGGTGCATTAGCTGTACCTGCTGGTCCAGGGCTTGCGGCTGCCGTAGCAAAATAGAATGGGTTGTTTCGTCCTGAAGTTTGCTGCTGTTGAGATTGGCGAAGCAGCGCAGTCATTTGTGCACCAGCAGTACTGTTCACGTTGTTTGTACCTCCGGACGCAGTGTACGGGTTAGCATTTGTTGCATTTTGTGCGTAGGCTGCGGCATCAGGGTTTCCCTTAGTAGGTGAACTAATTGATCCACCATTAGCAGGGGTCAATCCACCTTGACCGAGTGCATACTGATTTCCTCCGGGTTGCATGATAGGGCTAGGAGTCGTGTCATATGTAGCCTGATCTCCGAAACCAGTAACGATGTTTTCGGGAGATTTACCATCCATTTTACCATAATTATAAACAACAGTTTCATAATCTATCGTCATCCTATTTGACATAGTACCATTTCCCTCACTATAGTTGTAACTATCATGCGAGAAACTATTAATTATAGGATTAATCAAAGTATATGCAGTAAAGTTATGTTGATTGAAACCGAATACTGTTATATTCTTAAAGAACGGTATCTTTGTTCCGGGAGTCGCGGAAGAAGAAGACTGTCCACCCGCAAATCCCCAATCACCATTGCCACTAGTGTCTGGATCATATATATTACGTTTATTATATTGTTTCAATCCACCGCTATTGTTGGGGCCACCCTGTGCCCCGTTTAAAACAGATCCGGTATTTGTTGAATCATTGTAGTAATAATTATAATATGCTTCCCAAAGACCATTGATGTTATCACCATTATCATCATGAAGGGTAATTTCGATTGGGTCATATCTTAACTTTGTTTGAACGATTCGTTTTCTATTATATTGGTTTAATACAAGGTTGTTAAAGTTAAAAGAGGGAAGCTTAACTTCTTTGACCATCAATCCAAAGTTGGTAGTGGTACTTAAACCACTACCTGCACGGCCACCAACAAAGTTATCAAGTACTCCACCGTTGAGAGTGAAATAAGTGTGGAATAGAAACTTTAACTTGGGAGCATTCTGGTAAGAATTAGTCCTAAAGGTCTTAGATGCATGGGTGTAATCTCTAAGAGTTACATTACCATTATCGGTAAGAAGATTTTGATTAAACCCAGACATTAAAATCGGTTAACCTTATCTTTATCCGCCGGAACCGCCGATACCTGTAACAGAACCAGTAGTACCAGAATTTGGACGATTATTAGGTGATCCGACACCAGAACCAATAGGTGATTGGATTGCGTTGTCAAATGCAATTGTTAATGCCATTGTTACCGCTTCGTTTGTGGCATAATTCAATGTGTTATAGTTTACTGATTTTAAATAGCAGCCGTACAGTTCCCAAGTCTCAAGAACGACAGGAGCAGCCGTACCGTTACCACCGTCTAGAATTTCAACATTTGTTTGAAACTTGTAATCTTGACCTGTAGCAGCACTTGCTTGTTCAACAAAGTCTAATTGCTTTTGAAGTTGGGAACCTACTGCGGCTGAAACACTACCTGATGCATCATCACGAATGTTTATGCTCATGTCTGCCCAAGTATGTTTTCCGGCAAGTTTAAGCGTTGAGTTGTAAACTTGAAGTGCAATATCTGCAAAACTTACATTAGGGCGGGAACAGTCAACTACTTGCTTAGTAAGAGACAATCCTTGTGAGGAACTAGATCCGAAGTTCAGAAAATTAACACGAAATCTAAACTGTAGTTTTGGCATCAACAAGCCCTGGTTACCACCAGCGTTATCTGTCGGTACTGTCATGTTGAATAGTGATTGTGAGGCTGTTGCCATTTGTAAATTCTCCTGTTGTATTTATTTATCTTTTAGTGTGAGTGCCCTGGGCACTCACACTAAAATAATCATTAACCGTTGTTATTTCCTAGTGCGCCTGTATTCAAAATACGCACTGGGATGTAGATGAATTCGACCGCTTTGACTGGCTCAATCGCGCAATCTACCCAAAGTTCATTTCTATCAATTCTAGCCGGAGTGTTATTTGAAGTATCACACACTACCAGGTAATCGTAAATTCCTCTTTTTGCGACTAGGTCAACAAACAGGGTTTGAATGACGCCTGCGATCTGTTGTCTAGTTAGCGCATCATTAGGTTCAAACAAGAACGGTCTTGCTGCGATATTCAGTTGAACCCGAATGTAGCAGATCAATCTTGCAACATTGATACGATCTAGTGCAGTGTTTGTAGCCTCACTTGATTTATTACCATAGCACAGCAATCCTTGACCAACAAAGAATACTAGTGGGTTGATCTGATTGGTGTAGAGAACGTCACGATTACCTTGACTTGGCGAAGTGACAATGAACTCACCTGTCTGACTATCAACATAACCGATATTAGTAGCGTTGTCAATAGTACCACGGGTCGTTCCCGCTGCTGCGAACCAAGGATAAGCAATAGTATCATTACGCAAGAATGTTCTAATCATCATATGAGATGGGGGGACAGCAACAAGATTACCGCTTAGATCGGTTGTGATGCCTGATGGGTAGAAAAGACCTAAATAAGTATCTCTTGTTACAAGTCCTGCAGGACCAGTTGATTCGGCACCTGCTGCGTTAGTTGCCCAAGCCTGAAGAGCAGTAGCATCATTAGGCAGTTTCATCGGAGTATCACCGATGATGAACGATGTCTGTCCCCTATCGTCATTCAAGGTGACCATATCAGGCTGAAGTTCAGGATAACTTGGGCACGCAATTAGATTAAATGCGTTATTCTCGTTACGAATATCTTGATTAGTCTCAACAACTGAGCGTAGTGATTGAACGATCATTGCTCGCTGTGCAAAACTTCCCATGTAAGCAACGCCCTTCGCATCTAACCCTGAAGCACTTACCCAAGTATAAGTATATTCTGGCAAGTTATCAACATTAGTTGGATCCATTGCGTCATACTCACCTGCGTCCGGGAATCTAGCAAGATTGAAGTATGCAGTGCGGAACTGCTTTACATTAAATCCTGAGCGTCTGGTATTGAACAGAAGCATTCCTACTGGATACAAAGCACTATCCGGAGCATCTAGGTCATAGTAATTACTATTCAATAGGCTTTGGATAGTTGGAATCGGATCTTCTACTGGGTTAACAGCACCTGAAGTACCCCAACGAGCGTCAGCAAAAACGATACCATTGGATGATACATGGTCTGTGTTGTCGATTACTACCCATGTCGCAGTACCATTTACCAGTTCCCAGCGACTAATCACTGGATATACATCCAGATCGCTTGTGCTGACCCATAGATCACCGTATTGTAGTGCTGTACCATCGCTCTGCGTAGTAGGAATACTTGCACTTACAATCGGTCCATTAGGATCAGTCGTATTAGTTCCGCTTGGTAGTGGGAAACCGCTTGAGTTATAGTTTACATTACTGTAACCCTGCCAACCATTTGTAGTGTTTACCATGATATCAACTTGATCAACTGCACTATAAAACCAATTAGTCAGGTTTGCAGGAGCTTGTACAGGAGCACCTGCACTTGCAGTCATATCAAATGATACCCAGTTTGATAGTTGAACAGTGAATGCAT